GATCTGGCGCATCCTTCGATGTTGTAACCGATGGTTCTGGCGTTCCCACCATTACACTCGCTGCTGGTGGATCTGGATACAACGCATCCGAAACACTCACCATTGCTGGTGCAGCACTCGGCGGTGGCGTAGACATCACCATCACAGTCGGTTCAATCATTGATGACAGCATCAACGTTACCGAGGTTAAGGACTGGTTCCTCAACACCGAGATCGGATCAACTGGCATCAAACTATCTGCTATCGGTCCTCGCCCTGGAACTTCTCAGTTCGCAGCAGATAACGGCATCCAGCATGACCAAGTTCACGTTGCAGTCATTGACACCACTGGTGATCTGACTGGATCTGCTAACAGCATCGTTGAGAGACTAACTTATCTCTCGAAACTATCTGATGGCAGAAGCGAAGAGAATGCTAACATCTACTACAAGTCTGTAATTAACACTCAGTCTCAGTATATCTTCCACGGCGCTGCTGCTACCCTCCAGGTTGCTGCATCTGGCGAAGAATGGGGACAAAGTGTTGCTGAAGTTCTAGCAGATGCAGGTACTGCATTCGCAAGATCTACTGGTTACTGGCAAACACTAAGTGGTGGTGCTGATGCATATGGTTACACCGCTGGTGAGTTCGGCGCTGCAATGGATCTCTTCGTTGATACCGAAGAAACTGAAATCGACTTCCTCCTCATGGGTGGTTCGATGACAAACGAAGCAGACACCAAGTCGAAGGCAACTAAAGTTATCGGAATCGCTGATTCTAGAAAGGATGCAATCGCATTCGTTTCTCCTCACAAAGGAAATCAAATTGCAACTTCTGGTGGCGCACTAAGCAGCACACAGCAAAGAGAGAACACCTTGGCGTTCTTCAGTGGATTGACTTCTACTTCTTACGCTGTATTTGATAGCGGTTACAAGTATGTCTATGATCGTTTCAGTGACAAGTATCGCTACATCCCTTGCAATGGAGACGTTGCTGGTCTTTGTGTTCAGACTTCTTCCATTCAGGAAGACTGGTATTCTCCAGCAGGTCTGAATCGTGGTGGTATCCTCAACGCTGTCAAACTTGCTTACAACCCTAACAAGGCAGACAGAGACGAGCTGTATCAGGCACGTATCAACCCAATCACTTCGCTCAAGGGTCAGGGCATCACCCTATTCGGTGACAAAACTGCACTCGCTGCACCTTCTGCATTCGATCGTATCAACGTTCGTCGTCTCTTCCTCAACCTTGAGAAGAGAGCACGCAACCTTGCTGAAGGCGTCCTGTTTGAGCAGAACGATGCAACTACAAGAGCTGGTTTCAACCAAGCACTTAATTCCTACCTCTCCGAGGTTCAGGCACGTAGAGGTGTTACAGATTACCTCGTCATCTGTGACGAGAGCAACAACACACCAAGCGTAATTGACCGCAACGAGTTCGTCGCTGAAGTTTATGTAAAACCAACCCGTTCGATCAACTTCATCACAGTAACGTTTACCGCTACCAAGACTGGTATTTCGTTCAGTGAAGTCGTAGGCGGCTGATTCAATTAGTTCCAAATAAACATCAAACGAGGTTAAAAGAAAACAATGGCAACTAAGTTAAGCAACTTTATTTCCGATATTGGACAGGGCGTAAAGCCCAATATGTTTAGTGTCGATATTGCCTTCCCTGATTCAGTGGACGGCGCAGCGGGCGACGCTGATATGATCAACTTGCTCTGCAAGTCGGCAGCACTTCCTGCATCCAACTTGGGTGTTATCGAAGTTCCTTTCCGTGGCAGAACAGTTAAGATCGCTGGTGATCGTACCTTCGATACATGGACTGCAACCTTCGTCAACGACAAGGAAATGAAGATCCGTGCATACTTCGAGCAGTGGTTGGCAAACATCAACTCCCACGATGCAAACAATGCTCCTCTGTTCACACCTGCTGAAGGTGGTGAGACTGGATACACCAAGACTCTCAAGGTCAAGCAACTTGAGAAGAACGCAACCGATTCTGGTCAGGTTCTACGTCAGTACAACCTGTACTTCGGATTCCCAACCAACGTCTCCCAGATCGACCTTGCTTATGACAGCAACGATCAGATCGAAGAGTTCACAGTTGAGTTCCAGTATTCCTACTGGAAGGTTGAGAACGGCGAAACACAGAATAGCGTATCTTCAGTCAAGACTGATGTCGCAAATTCCCGCCTAGTTGACAAGTGATAAATAGATCTAGGAATAGATCTGTTTACGACTGATGAGTCAACTATTTGGTTTTGTAATTAATAAGAAGGAGGGGCAGCAAGGTCAGTCCCCTGTCCCTCCTAATAATGAAGCATCCGTCAGTACTGTTGCTGGCGGATATTTTGGTACATACGTTGATACGTCTGGTGGACAAAATTCAAGAAACGAGTACGAACTCATTCGCAGATATCGTGACATGTCCCTTCACCCCGAAGTGGATACTGCCATTGATGAAATTGTGAATGAGTTTGTTGTTAATGATAGTGATGATAAACCCGTAGAGGTTAACCTACAAAATCTAGAAGTAGGTGCTGGTGTCAAAAAGAAGATTCGTGAGGAGTTTAACCACATTCTCCGCATGATGGATTTCAATATCAATGCACACGAAATTATTCGTAATTGGTATGTTGATGGTAAGTGTCACTACCATAAAGTAATTGACCTTGAGAAACCCAAGAAAGGAATCTTGGAACTGCGCTACATGGATTCCCTCAAGGTTAGAAAAGTTAGACACAAAATGAAGGGTTCCGATCCAAGTAAGACGGAACAAGAAAAAGGAACTGGTCTACAATACGACTACGGCGAATTCATTGAGTTTTATATCTACAATCCAAAAGGATTTGCAGGTCAAACTCCAATGGTTACTGGAGCGATGGATTGGACAAACCAAGAAGGTATCAAGATTGCTGCTGATGCTGTAGCACAATCTACCTCAGGTTTGATGGATCTGAACAAAAAGATGAACTTGAGTTTCTTGCATAAAGCAATCAAGTCTCTCAACCAGTTGAGAATGATTGAAGACTCTCTTGTCATCTACAGATTGTCACGCGCACCAGAAAGAAGAATCTTCTACATCGATGTTGGTAATCTTCCTAAGGTAAAAGCAGAACAATATCTGCGTGATGTCATGGCACGTTATCGTAACAAACTTGTTTACGATGGTCAGACTGGCGAGATTCGTGATGACAAAAAGCATATGTCTATGCTTGAAGACTTCTGGTTGCCACGTCGTGAAGGTGGACGCGGAACAGAAATCACTACTCTTCCAGGAGGACAAAACCTTGGCGAACTCAAGGATGTGGAGTATTTTAAAAAGAAACTCTACAACTCGCTTAATCTACCGCCTTCTCGTCTTACTGACGATAACAAAGCTTTTAATCTTGGTAAGTCTACTGAAATTCTACGTGACGAACTGAAGTTTACGAAGTTCATTGGTCGTCTCCGTAAGCGTTTCTCCCAACTCTTCCACGATATTCTTAAGACTCAACTGATCCTTAAGGGTATTATCACTCCCGAAGATTGGGATGATATGGAAGAGCATATCCAGTATGACTTCCTGTTCGACAACCACTTCAATGAACTGAAAGAACAAGAGATGATGATGCAACGCATCACTCTTGCTACTCAGATGGATCCATTTGTTGGTAAGTATTTCTCTACAGAATACATCCGCCGCAAGATTCTTATGCAAACTGAAACAGAGTATAAGGAAATTGATAAGCAGATGAAGTACGACATTGATACTGGTCTTGCTATTGATCCTGTACAAGTAAATATGCTTGACGATCTGGAGCAACAGAACAAGGCATTCCAACCAGAACTCCAGTCAGCAGAAGCGGATGCGGCAGCTGAACGCGAGGTTAATAAGGCGAAAGCACTTCCATCAAAACCTCCCGCACCAAAAACTGATAAATAATTAGACCTTAAATTTTACTATGAGTGATCAACCACTAGAGTCTGAAGTATTGGACATTGTTAATTTAATCGGAGATAAGAAAAGAGCAGATGCTCTGGACAAGATCTCCGATATTCTGTATGCGAAAGCATCACAGAGCATGGACGACTATAAAAAAGTCGTTGCGGACACTTTCTTTGACGAACCATCACCACCAGAAGAATGAGATTAATCACAGAAAACATCGAAGATATCCAGATTCTCTCCGAAGAGAAGGATGGGAAGAAGCACCTGTATATCGAAGGTGTCTTTCTGCAGTCTGAGATCAAGAATCGTAACGGACGCATCTATCCCCTTTCCGTATTGGAAAAAGAAGTAGGTCGTTACAACGAAGAGTACATCAAAACAGGACGTGCTCTCGGAGAACTTGGTCACCCTGATGGTCCTACTGTAAACCTTGATCGTGTTTCTCACAGAATCACATCACTGAAAGCGGAAGGAACTAACTTCATGGGTAAGGCACAAATTCTTGCAACACCTATGGGTAACATTGCAAGAAATCTTCTTGAAGAAGGCGTCAAACTAGGTGTTTCATCTAGAGGAATGGGAAGCATCGACCGACAGGAAAGTGCTTCTTATGTCATGGATGACTTCATGCTAGCAACTGCAGCAGATATTGTTGCTGATCCTTCCGCGCCCGATGCTTTTGTCAATGGCATCATGGAAGGTAAAGAGTGGGTCTGGGATAACGGCATTCTCAAAGAGAAAGAAATTGCCGAAATGAAGTCCGAAATTGACCATTCTTCTCGCATTGCTCTAGAAGAAAAAACTCTAAAAGCATTCGAGCGTTTTATTTCCGCGCTCTAAATTGCTACTTTCATAAATAAACTATAGATTAAATCAATAACGAACACGAGGAAACTCAAATGTCAGATATGCTTAACGAAAAATTTGAGGAGTTTGCTAGTGAGCACGCTGCTGTTCTTTCTGAGGCTGGTCAAGATCCTATGCCAACAGTAACCGCAGCTGTGCTTCCTGGCGATGCTGCTGCCTCAGGTCAATCCCAAACCGCTGTTAATGCAAAAGCAGCAGCAGGCGAGGGTGCAACAGGACACGCTGCACCAGTTCAACCAGGCGTTGCAATTGGACAAAAAGCACCACAGGAAGTCAATAGCGTAACCACAACTCCTCATGAGCATGATGAGGATGGCGACGAGAATCCTGGTGCTAAGGCAGCTGCTCCTATTTCGGGTGGCGTATCTGGCGAACCAAATCGTGGCGCAGGAAACACCGATCTTCCTAACGGCACTGCACCTACAATGGGTACAGAAGTTGCTTATGGAACCAAGATGGGTGGTAGCGTAACCTACCCAATCAGACCTAAGTTTGAGTCGGTAGATATGAGTGCAGACGTTGCTGCTCTAACTGAAGGCACTGAACTCACCGAAGACTTTGCTGCTAAGGCAAAGACAATTTTTGAGGCTGCTGTAACTTCTCGCCTTAACGAAGAGTGGGCGAAACTAGAAGAAGGTTTTGCAGCACAAGTTAACGAAGCAGTCGAAGCTTCCAAGAAGGAACTCGCTGAAGAAGTTAACGGAACCCTCAACTACGCAGTCAACAAGTGGCTTGAAGAAAATCAAGTCAATGTTGATCGCGGTATCAGAAATGAGATTACCGAGGACTTCATTGTAGGTCTGAAGAATCTCTTTGAAGAGCACTACATTAATATCCCCGACGAGAAAGTTGACGTTCTCGAAGGTGTAACTGAAGATCTTTGTAAGATGGAAGAACGCCTCAACGAACAGGTTAAGGCAAATATTGAACTTCAAAATCGTCTTGACGAGTCAAGCAAGCAAGTCATCGTAAACCTAGTTTCCGAAGGACTCGCTGATACTCAGAAAGAAAAACTAGCATCTCTTGCTGAGGGTGTTGAGTTTACCAATGAGGAGGAATTCTCCAAGAAACTCACCACAATCAAGGAGTCCTACTTCACTAAGGAGTCGGTCACCAAGGCAGAAGTTGCTGATGAGACTCCAGTCGAAGGCAGCGTAGAAGATGTCTCGCCAGCAATGGCAGCATATCTCAATGCCATGAATCGCTGGAATCAGTGATACACTAAATAATTATATCCACAATTCCTAACAAAAATTCGGAGACAAAATGTTTAACGCAGAACATCTCCAGGAAAAGTGGTCCCCTGTTCTAAACAACGAAGCAGCAAG